GGAAGACTTGATTGGTGATAATTACGGGTTCGTGTATCAGATAACTAATCTGACGAATGGTAAAAAATACATAGGCAAGAAATTTTTTTACTCTGCCAAAACCAAACAAGTCAAAGGTAAAAAGAAGAAAATAAAAGTTTCTTCTAATTGGCAAACTTACTACGGAAGTAATGACAACCTACAAAAGGATGTGATACAATATGGACAAGAACAATTTGTCCGTGAGATAATTCATTTATGCAAATCAAAAGGTGAATGTGGTTATCTTGAGGCCAAAGAACAATTTGTCCGTGGTGTAATGGAAAGCGATGACTATTACAACTCATGGATAATGGTCAGAGTTCGTAAATCACATATCAAAGGATTACAATGTTAGACTTCCTAAAGGAATTAAAAACAGAAAAAGGCCACGACATCATTTTCTTTTTACCTGGTCCCAAGCAAGATAGTTATCACATTGAAGGTGGTAGTTATAAAACACCAGGTGAAAAAGTTGGTGGCAACTCTATTGGTGATGAATACCATATTATATTATTCAAAAATAAAGATGAGAATGATGATGAAATTGTGGTATATAATATAGACAAATTTGAGGCTGTCCTTAGTGAACCTCTGGAATATATCTCCAATCTAATTAAAGATGAATGGTATGGTATAGTTGCCAAAAGGACTACCACTTCAAATAACTTTATTCAAAGAACGTTTGACAAACTTAAAAATCAATGATATAATTGGACCAATTGAAACTATTTGAAAGTTTGTTATGATTCTAATCGATTTAAACCAAGTTCTATTAGCCGGTCTAATGGCACAAATCTCTAACCAAAAAAACACGAAGTTGGATGAAAGTCTGGTTCGTCACATGGTTCTTAACATCATCCGCAATCATGTTAAAAATTTCAAAAAAGATTATGGTGAAGTTGTCTTGTGCTGTGATAATAGAAAATATTGGCGTAAAGAATACTTTCCATTTTACAAAGCAAGTCGAAAAAAGAATCGTGAGAAATCCGATTTAGATTGGCACTTAATTTTTGATATGTTGGCCAAGTTCAAACAAGAACTCAAAGAAAATTTTCCATACAAAGTTATTGATGTTGATGGTGCTGAAGCAGATGACATCATTGGCACACTTGTTCCAATCTATGCACCACACCAAAACATTTTAATTTTATCAAGTGATGGTGACTTCTTACAACTTCAACAATATGGTAGTAATGTAAAACAATACAATCCGTCTTTGAAGAAATATGTTAAATCGGATAAACCTTTGTTAGAGTTAAAAGAAAAGATTATTCGTGGTGATAAAGGTGATGGAATACCAAATATATTTTCACCATCAGATTGTTTTGTTCGTGAACTAAGACAAAAACCTGTAACTAAAACTTTGATTGAAAAATATATTGGTACTGAACACGATTCTTGGGAAGAAACTGTCAAATCTGGATTTATAAGAAATATGACTCTAATTGACTTAAAGTATATTCCCAAAGACATCAAAGAAAAAATCATAAATACATATAACGATATTCAACCTGCAAAAGGTAAATTGTTGAATTATTTTATTGAAAACAAACTTAGAAACTTAATGGATGTAATAGAGGAATTTTAATGAAGAACATATATGAAGTATTTGATGAATTTGAAATAGCTCCATCAAAACAAGAGAGAATGAAGGTAATAGAAAAAAATCTATCACCAACATTAGTTAGAGTATTTGAATTGGCTTACCATCCTGGTTATGAATGGTTAATTACCGAAATGCCGGATAATTATAAAGTGCCAACTGATATTTTACCAGGAATTGCACCACAACAATTATCAACACAAATTAGAAAATTGTATCTTTTTCAAAAGGGTAATCCATCAGCTGAAGTATTAACTCCAGAAAAAAGAAAACAATTATTGTTACAAATGCTTGAATCCATGGAACCTCGTGAAGCTGAAGTTGTTATTGGAATCTTCAGTAAAGATTTAGGTGTTAAAGGTCTAAATTATAAATTTGTAAAAGAGGCATTCCCAAATCTTTTACCATAATGCACAAAAAAGAAAAAATAATAATAACAAGCGGCACTTTTGACCCACTAGATTCCGAAGAATTAAATTATTTAAAACGATGCAAAAGAAAAGGTGATTGGTTAATCGTGGGCATACATACTGACTGGTGGATGTTATGGTCACAAGGTGGCTTTGTCCATAACTATGGCACTCGCCGTGAAGTTATATCCAACCTAAAATTTGTAGATGAAGTTTTCACATTCAACGACAGCGATGGCACGGTCTGCCAACTCCTCAAAATTGTAAAAATATGTTATCCAAATGCTGACATAACATATGTTTCTCAAACTGATATGCACAATATGCCTGAAACTAAAATTAGAGGCATCACTTTTGAAACCATGAAATAGGAGGAAAACCCAAGTGACTAAGTTTGTTGGAAAGTTTCGTAAGAATAGTGACTATAAAGACGATTACAATTATGCAAAGAGTTTTTTAAAAAATAAAAAACGAAAAGATGAACATTCAGAAGTAAAAAAACAATTTAAGCAACATGAAAAATATGAATTTGACGATGATTATGAATTCGTCAATATTTCACGATGTAAAAACGATTAAGTTTACCACAAGGTTTTACAGGAACCTAATATAAGTAGGTATGCTGCCGTTTGATATTAATATATCATGATTCCTCCAGTATTGTTGTAACCACGCAACATATTCCAAATCACCTCTTGACAATCACAATATTATAATGTATAATTGTCTCTTAAACAATGGAGATTTATTGTGATTATACATGGTTATGTTCCAAAATCAAAGAAAAGAAAAGTTCCAAAAGCAAAAAGGGAACAATACGAGAATTGGTTAAAATCGATTGAAGATTTGAAACCAAAACGCATTAATGCCAATTCCAAGATTATTTCTAAAACAGTTCCATCACCGAAGATTCCTCCTGGTCGTGAAACTCCCCGTTATCAATCCTTAGATACTGGTTTTGTGCCTTTGACAAAAAATATTCCATTTTCATATACAGGCGATAAAATGAAAGGTGTGGCAACTATGCACAAGTCAAATGCTGTGCCTGTTTTCTCCGATAAAGAAGCAAAAGAAATTTCGAGTATGAGGAGATGATATTATGAATCCAACAAATTGGTCCAATGAAGAATGGGACGATTATGAAGATTATTTGATGTCTTTATCTAAAGAGGAATTCGATATTGAGATAAAAATGCTCGAATCTCTTGGAGAAGCGAAAAAATCAGGTAAAAATTTAGTAGTTAATGAGTCTTTTTATATAATGTGAGGTCAAAATGTTACAACAATGGGAAGAAACACAAATTTATCGTGGAATTGACGAAATTATGTTCAATCTGAAGCACGTTCCTGCTGAAGATGTCGCTTATTTTCTCGTAAAATTCAATCCGAAGCTTGCCGATGAGCTAGCTTCAGCCATCGAACATCAAATTTATGAGCTAAATGAAGGAAAAAAACATGGATAATGAGCAAATTTTAAGTTTTAATCAAAAAACTGACGAAAAAACAGAAAATGACGCTTGGAGAGAGCTTGATACAGTTGTCCGTAAGTGGGCAGTCATGACTAATTTCGAAAAAGATTTAAATAATTATCAAAAAATGAAGGAAATGTATCAATGAAGTATGTGGTTGGCATCATCGGACTAGGATTTGTAGGAAAAGCAGTATATTCTGCAATTGAAAAGAGTAACGAATACATTTCCACATCTCCAGATTTGATTATTGACATCAATGGAGACTCTAGAGCAAAAGGCACATACGATTCAATAATGAAAGCTGATGCAATTTTCATTTGTGTGCCTAGTCCCCCAAAAGAAAATGGAGAATGTGATACTTCCATACTACAACAAGTTTTGGATAATCTAAAGAATTATACTGGTTTGATTATTTCTAAAACTACAGCACCGCCATCGTTTTATCGTGAAGCACAAAAACAATTTAATAATCTGGTTTATTCACCAGAATTCTTGACCGCAAAAAATGCTGAAGAAGATTATTGGCAGGCCAGATTTATTGTGATTGGTGGAAAGAATAGTGCTTTCATGTCTTTTGCTAAATCTGTTATTGGTCAAACTCAACCATATGCTTACGAATTTCATTTATGCAATATTGAAGTGGCCGCTATGATGAAATATACTATCAATTCCTTTTTAGCCACAAAAGTTGTTTTTATGAATGAGATAAAACAATTGTGTGATGACAACCAAATCGAATATGAAAGAGTTATTGATTTGGTGGGAAGTGATAGAAGAATGGGTTATTCACATTTTGCAGTTCCTGGTCACGATGGCCAATTTGGTTTTGGTGGTGCTTGTTTTCCTAAGGATACCGAAGCACTATTGAAGTTTGCCGAAAAATCATCTACCAAAATGGATGTTTTACAAAGTGCTGTGGAAAAGAACAAAATCATTCGGTAATCTATATACCACAATGTGTTGCGTGGAAACAACAGACCTCAATAAACGCTTGATTTTCTATTGGACTCGTGTATAATTGTATTATTAATTAACGGAGAAGATATGCAATTATTCGAATCTAAATCACTACTTGCCAAACTTATGGCAACCGAAAACTTGACCATCGAACAGCGCAATACTAATACTGCCGCTTTTGATGTTAAGAATCGTATTCTGGTAGTTCCAACTTTAGATAAAAACATTTCAGGTTATTTGTATGACCTATTCCTTGGCCATGAGGTTGGCCACGCACTTTATACTCCTTTAGATGGCATGACTAAGGCCTATGACGAAGGTCTTCCTATGTCGATTATGAATGTTTTGGAAGATTCTCGTATTGAGAGAAAAATCAAAAACAAATATCCTGGTATCCGTTCATCTTTTGTTCGTGGTTACCGTGAACTAATCGAAAAAGATTTCTTTGGTACTTCTGGTGTAGATTTAAACGATTTGAATTTTATCGACCGTGTTAATCTATACACAAAAGGTGGTGCCACTCAAGGCATCAAATTTAACGATATTGAAAAATCGTTGGTTAACCGCATTGAATCTACCGAATCTTATGACGATGTAATTAAACTTGCTTATGATGTATTGAAATACATGAAGCAAGAAGCTGAAGAGCGTAAACAGAACCATCCTGCGGAAGAATTCGAAGAAGATGAGAATGGTGATTATGAAGGTTTCGATTCTGAAGGTTATGAAGATTCTGACGAATTTGATGATGAAGAAGAAACTCGTAAAGATAACAATAACTCCAATTCTAAACAGGAAGAAATTCCTGATGAAGAACAGGAATCTGATTCAGATGAAAACCGAAGTATTGAAGGCTCTGAGTTTTCTGAAACATCACAATCAAAGAAAGATGAGATTAAATCATTCACCGATGAATCATATCGTAAAAATGAGAAAAAACTTTTTGCTACCGATGATAGAGCCTATTACTATGGAAATATTCCTGATATTGACCTCACAAAAGCAATCGTAGGCCATAAGGATTTATGGAATCGTTTCCGCAAATCTGCGGCCGATGCTGAACCATATAATGGTGGTATCGATACAGTAAAATTTATGAAGTTGCGTAATGATTCTAAAAAGGTTGTTGGTTATTTGGCCAAAGAATTTGAATTGCGTAAAAATGCTGACCAATTAAAACGTGCATCGATTGCCAAAACTGGTGATTTAAACATGAGTAAGATTTATGCTTACCAATTAACAGATGACATCTTCAAAAAGATGACTGTTGTTCCTGGTGCTAAATCGCATGGTCTTGTAATGTTCCTTGATTGGTCTGGTTCAATGTCGAATCATATGGAAAATACAGTTAAGCAATTAATCAATTTGGTTATGTTCTGTAAGAAGGTAAATATTCCTTATGATGTGTATGCTTTCAGTCAAGAATATGATGATTCATACCGTTCACAATTTAAAGAAGGTGACATATATGTTGATAAGTTCAAACTGTTGAATTTGTTATCAAGTAAAATGTCGGCTGCCGAATTTACATACGCTGGTTCTGCTTTGGTGCAAATGGCAGAAAATCGTTATTCTTGGAAACCAAATTGGTTTCAAAAAGGCGGCACACCGTTAAACGAAGCTGTTATTTGTGCGATGAAAATTGTACCACAGTTTCAAAAGCAATATAAGTTGCAAGTTGTCAATACTGTATTCTTAACTGATGGTGAAGGACATTCCACAAATAGTGTTTATTATACTGATGACAAAGGTATACCAAGAACCGGCAAATATAATAAGACACCTGATTATGATTCAATTGGTTGGAAACAATGGAATCAATTAGTGTTGCGTGACCCAATTACAAAGAATCAAGAAATTGTGGAAAATAACCGTGGCCGTGAATTGACAGCAGCATATATAAAATTGTTGAAAGCTAGAACTAATTGTAACATTGTTGGTTTTTACGTATTGGCTGGTCGTGAGTTGGGTCGTGAATTACATCATTTTTATCCCGACAACTATTCACTACACGATAAAATCAAAGCTGAATTCCGTAAAAATAAATCATTGACAGTTACCAATGCTGGTTACGATGAATACTATTTGTTGAGAACTGAAGCACTAGATACTGATGATGATGTTACATTTGAAGTAAGGGAAAATGCAACAACTCGTGGTTTGGTTTCTGCGTTTAGTAAGTTTGCTGGAAACCGAGTTAATAATCGTGTAGTATTGAATCGTTTCATAGGAATGATAGCATGAAAACCGAGAATGTCATAAGTTTTTTTGGTAAACAAGGAAAACGATATGCTCAAGTTTATGACATTGGAACCGAAGTTGGTTCCTTTGCCGTAGACCTATATGATGAAGATGTTTTCTTGGAAACAAAATACTATGAAACGAATGAACAAGCTGATAAGATGGCACAAAAATTTGCTTTTAATGGAGAGTATTAATGAAAGTCTCAACATACATGAACGGTGATAAAAAAGCCGTTGTTGAAAAATCTGAAATTGGTGGTTATGTTGTTAATTACTATCTAAACAACAAAGTTTTAAAAAAAGAAAATGTGAACGACATGAATACAGCTGAAGATTTGGCTGAAGAATATGTCTTAGCTGAAAATGATAATGGACCAAGTTTATTGAACGAAGATGCGTAATATTGTTGCTGAAGATGACCCATTGAATCCAAAAAGTATTTACGATGATTTAATCAATCGTTGTAAACAAGCAAAACTTTGGGAGATACAATGTATTTTAGAGGAGTCTTGGTGTGGTATTGCTCCGTTTGATATGAAAATCGAAGATGGTGTTTTTACTTGTTATGTAATTGCACCAACCAAAAGAGATGCCTTTATTCAGGTGGCAGATAAATTACCTGTAATTAAATTTTTAACTAGTCAAGATGATGAATGAACAAGTGAGAGAAGCGTTACTAATTACACAGGAAGAATGTGCTGAAGTAACACAAGCAATTAGTAAAGTGTTTCGATTTGGGTTTGATGAATGTTGGCCAGAAGGTGCACCAAACAACAAACAAAGATTGGAAGAAGAAGTGGGTGATTTGTTGGCTATGGTCGATATTCTGATTGAGAGTGGTATATTGTCAGATTCACAAGTCAATAAATCAAGAGGTGAGAAAAGAATTAAATTGAAAAAGTGGTCGAGTTATAACTAATGGAACCTAGAGAATTATTGGCATGGTTAAAAAGCTTGCTTGTGTGGACTCCACAGAATAGTATTGCAAGGCAACGAATACAAGAATTGATTGATAAATTGAAACAACATTTAGGACAATGACGTGAAAGTTTTAGTTACCGGTTCTGAAGGATATATTGGTAAGCATTTATGTGCTATATTGAAGAACCTTGACATCGAACTATATAAGTTAGATTTAAATATTCCCGATGGTGTCAACCATTATCAATGTGATATTCGTAATGGAGAAGATTTAAAGGGTGCATATAATTTTGTCTTTGATGCCGTCATACATTTAGCTGCCTTGGTTCGTGTTGGTGAATCTGTAAATTATCCAACAATGTATTATGATACGAATATCAATGGCACGATAAATGTAATAAAAAATATCTGTTGTAGTAATTTTATTTTTGCTTCTACCGGTGCAGCTTCTAATCCCTTATCGCCTTATGGATTCTCAAAGCGAGTTGCAGAAGATATTGTGGCAGAGAAGTGTAAAAAGTTTACTTCTTTTAGATTCTATAATGTGACAGGCACGAACGGTTTTCCTGCCACAAATCCTGACGGATTATTTTATAACCTAACTAAAGCAGTAGAAACAAAAAAGTTTTATTTGCATGGAGATGATTATAACACCAAAGATGGTACCTGTGTAAGAGAATATATTCATGTTATTGATGTTTGTAGAGCTCTAATTAAGGCGATATATAAACCATCTAACAAGATAGAGAATCTCGCTTATAATGACCCTAGAACAGTCAAAGAGATTATTGATGTTTTTAAGAATGTGAATGAAGTTGATTTTGATGTGATAACCTTACCTCGTAGAGATGGAGATATAGAAGCGATGTATCTACCTAACCCATCTGACTATATGGTAAGAAACTATACTTATGAAGAAATGATGAGAATGAACCATGGAAAAGTTTCAGTTTTTTAATATATCGTTTTACAGTTTGAACCTTTTTTCTTTTATGCTCGGTGTGACTTGGGCATTTTTCAATCAAGGCATATTTGGTAAACAAATTGGCAAATATATATTTGTATACTTTGGTGGTCTGGCATTATACTATGCTACCATGTATTATCTTTCTGAGAACCCTACAACTATAACCGAAGTAATTAATAGTATAAAGAATGAAGCAACAACAAAACCGTAGAGCGCTAACAGTATTTGGATTACTGATATTTCTTGCCGTCTATGGTTTTATAAGTGATGATGATTTCCACAAAAGGTTTGACGAGACAAAAATAATTGTGTATAATTGTGAAAGAGTGTTAGATGGTGTGTATGTTAACATATCATCTGAAATTTATAATAAATGTAGTGACCCTATGAGGAGAAATGTAATTGTTAAAGCCTATAAAGAGTAATATAATCGTTGAATTGATTCAGAAAGAAAAAGTAACTGCTTCTGGTATC